ACGTTAGGAAGCCGGTATGATTGTTACATATAAGGGGAAGAAAAATTTCTTTTAGTGTTGTTTTGTCAATCGTTTTTTAATAGTTTTTATGAAAAATTATAATTTTTTTTAATTTCAAGTTGATTTTAAGGTTTTTGACGGGGTAAAGTCAAGTAAAAACAATAAATCAATGTAAATATCGTAAGGCAAAAAAGCCGCGTCCGCTTTCGGCGCGGCGGTGTAAACGGTTATAGTTGTTAAGCGGCTTTTCCCTTTAAGAATTTTACGCGATAACCCGCGTCGGGTGTTGCCGTCTTTAATAGTTCGAGCAATTCGGCGCGTTTTTGAAGTGGTGTTATCCACGACCGCCGCCCGTACTTGTCGCGTAAAGACGAGTGCGGGCAATTATTATATCGAACGAGCCACGATTGCATTTTGTCGCGGAGTTCATCAAAAGTCTTAAATTGTAAATGATTATAAAAATTTTCTTGATCGGTGCGGTGCGAACGTTCGACCTTGCCGTTGTGGCGTGGCGTGTAAACTCGTATCAATTTATGTTTGATTTTTAGTTTGTTCAATAAAATATCGACGGCGTGGACTTTGCCTTCGTTCGTTCCTTTCGGGTTTGTAAACTCCGTGCCGTTGTCTGTTTGAATAACAGCGGGCAAATATCCGAAGTAAATTATAGCGCGTTTTATAAAATCGACGGTCGAGTATCCGCTTTTTTCTTTGTACGGATAGATAAACCGCTCCCGCGTCGCCTCGTCAATCATTGTATATTGATAATAACGTTCTTTTCGACATTCGCCGCAATTACATTCGAGCGGAACGTATTTTACGTCCATTTGCATTTTAACGCCGAGCATTTCGGGCGTGTCGTAGCGTTGCGCTACATACGGGTTAATTTCTTTTACGGGGCGTATTTTGTGTTTCATTAAAAATCGATAAAACCCACCGTACGTCCGATTGTAGCCGTATTCGGTGCGGAGTATGCCCAACGCCTCGGCGTAACTAATATCGGGGTGTGATTTGAATACTTCGGCAATTTGTGCCGTTTCTTCGGGTGTGTGTGCTTTCGGGTGTGGAGTATGCGGGCGGCTTGATTTGTTTTGTAAACTTTCTTCCGAGCCGTCGTATGCCCGCCGCCACCGATAAAGACTTTGTATCGTGCATTTTGTACGCTTTGCGACTAAAAATATATCGACTTTATCAACAAGCCACATTTTCAACGCTTTTTCTTTTTCGTGCGCCGTGTATTTTATTCCCTTCATTTTTTACCTCCTTACATAGTTAAAGCGGGCTACCGTTCGGCAACCCGCTTTTTGCGCCTTTCTTACTTGTTTTTGTCGTTCAAAACGCCCGCCGCCCAACGTAAGAATTGTGCTTTGTTCATACCGCTATTTTTGATTATTGCGTCAATTTCCGCCGCCTCGTCGGGCTTTAACCACGTTGCCCATTTTATTGAGTCGTTTTTGTGTGTTTCCCGATAGCGTTTATCGGCGGCTTTTTGTGCCTCGCTCCGTGCCATAATATACCCCCGTTAAAACAAGTCATTTTCGGCGACAAACGTTTTTAAGTCGTCGAAAGTAGGGCAATCGGCTTTTGTAATTTTTGCCGATACGGTTACGTTGTCTTTATCGGTCGATACCGTCCACGTTTTAGACTGTTCCGTTACCTTGTAAATTTTCCCGTCTTTTTCGATTTTCATTTTACACCTCCGATTTTTCGATTTTGATTATTTTTTCCACCTTACAACCGCAAAGAGCGCAAGTGCGTTTTACGGCGGTAACGGCGGATTGTTCCGTCGTTTTTGCATTTCCGCACGGGTTAAACGTGTATGACCCGTCGGCGTTTTGATTTTCGATTTGATTTGTCCTACCGCTTAAAATGACGGTTATTTTATACGGTCTTTTTTCTTGATTTTTCATTTTGTGCCTCCTGTTGCGGTTGTTTCGATTTGACAAAACTAAAATAATGTGTTACAATAGGTCTTACGAGGGGCGGTTGCCCGCCCGCTCTGCCTATCGCCGTTTTATTCGGCTTTGGTGTTTGCCTTGCTTGCCTTCGGCTTTTTAAGGGTTATCGTAACTTTGACTCTTTCGACGGTGTCGTTACTTTCAACCGCTTTTGCCAAGTCTTGCAAGGCTTTTGCTATGTTTTCCATATCCGCGACCTCCTTTTTAGATTTTCAAAGGTTTTTGTTTCCCTCAACCTTTGTAATTATATTATATCATATCCCCCGTGATATGTCAACACTTTTTAACGTATTTTCTAAAAAAATTTTTATTTTTTTGAGAAAAAACGCCTTCCGTTAATGGAGGGCGTTTTGTCGTTATATCGAGATTTTTAATAAAGGAATAGCCGCGTTATTGACTTCGTCATAAAGATTTGATATAATAAATTTGCTACAATCATTACACTTCATATCTTGCGACTCGGTTATAACACGGCTAACGATATAACGACGCCCGTTTTTCTCGGTATGTCGATAATCGCATTACTATTATATATCGAACGACCGAGAAAGTCAAGACTTCTTGAAGTGTAAACGAAAAATTTATCTTTTAAGGAGTCTTTTTAATATGACGGTTTCCGAACGGATTTTCGACCTTTTGAAAAAGCAAGAAAAAAAGCAAGGCGACCTCGCAAGGGCGTTAAATGTGCGCCCGACAACGGTTTCGGAGTGGAAAACGGGAAAACGCGAGCCGTCGGCTGTCTTTTATGAAAAAATCGCCGAATATTTCGGCGTATCGCTCGACTATCTTATTACGGGGCGACCGCCACGCGACGCGCCCGTACAACAAATAATCGGTAACAATAACTCGAATAACGTTGCAAACGTAGCGGGCGACGTCGGCGGGGATTTGACCGAATACGAGCGGGAGTTGCTGAAAGTGTGCGCGTCTTTCGATATGCGCCACAAAACCGCTCTTTTAATGTACGCATACGACCTTGAAAAAGAAATCAAGAAAAATAAGGAGTGATTTTGTATGAAGTGGTTTTATAATCTTAAACGCGTTGTACGCGTTATAATTGCCGTTGTATCGTGGTTGCCGTTATTTATCTTTGCGGGCGTTGTCGGCGGTAGAGTAGGGGAAAACGGCGAAAATATGCAAACGTGGCAAGCATTGATAATTTGCGCATTGCTTGCCGTTGGCGTTGTATTTACCGTGTTTGCAATCAAAGCGCGGGCGAAAGAAACAAAAGCCAATCGCGACGCCAAACAAACGGAACGAGCCGCACTTGAAAGCCGTAAAAAAAATACGACAACCGAAAATCCGCACATAATCAAAATGAGCGACGCCGCGGTAACGTCGCCCGCAACAACGTTGAGTTTTCCGATATTTACAAAGGCGGTCGGCGTAACTTTTGACAACTGCCAAAAGCATATACAAGAAAGCAATATCGGCGACGCGGTTTTGATAAAACATAAACCGACGGAGGAATACCCCGAAAGTACGGATATTGTAAACGCGCGGACGCGTAAGCGCGTCGGTCGGCTTAAATCCGATCTTGCGTGGGAATTTTTAGGCGAGTTCGACGAACGGTTTACGCTTGACGGCGAAATTGCCGATATAACGGGCGGGAACGACGGACAAAATTACGGTTGCAATATAAAAATAGTCGGCGAGCATTACGACGAATAGCCGCCGCAAGCAAAGAAAAACGCCCCGATAAGGGCGTTTTTTGATTGTCAATTAAAATGTTTTTCGCCGAGTCGGGTTGCCCAACCTTCAAACCATATTCGATCGTAGGGCGGTAGGGTGTGTCCGAGTCCTTTTCTTATCTTGTATTCGCGATACCAATATCGAACGCAAGAGGGAATACTTACAAGAAACGGCATAAATACGCCGAGCATAATATTTTGTAAACCGTGTCCGCTTTCGTGTTGTAGAGTATGTAAAGACGGGTTTTTATTGACGACGAAAAACGCGCCGAGTTCAAAGCCGCCCCAACCGCTCCCGACTTCAAAATAAATCAAATAATGAAAGCGTTTCGGTTTATGCCCCGTAACAAGTAGAGCAAGGGCGACAACGACGCCGCAAAGCGTCATAAGCAAGCCCCACGTTAAAGACAAGAGCCAAAACGCAAACGCTTTAAGGGTTTTCATTGTCTGCCTCCTTCGGTTTGTTTTTTAAGTCGTATAAAGTAGCCTCGATTTGTTGTTTAAGCCACGTTTCGGGGTTGCCGTAGTTCTCGGTTATGTATTTTTGCACGTCGCCCGTAAGTTGTTCAAGTGCCGACGTCAAAGCAAGGTGTAACGCCTCCTCTTGTGCGTCTTTCGTCCACGCGTCCGTACCTTTAATCGACTCAACGTACGTTTGATACGTTCCCTTTACGGCGGACGATACGGCGTCGAGTGCGGCGGTTAAAAAGCCGCGCGCTTTTTCGTTTTTTACCTTAACGCTTATAAGCGATCTTACCTTTGCAAGTACCCACGCAACGAGCGCGGCGACTACAAAGGCGGCAATTTGTATAAGTAAGTTTTTCCAATCCATTTTTACTCCTCCGATAGATTTTTACCTTCGTTTTGTAAGGGGTGTTCGGGCAATGCGATTAAATCGTTGTATAAGTCCGTTATAACACCGTTTCCGCCGAGTAAATGATACGACTCATACTCCCGACGTAATGCGTCTTTCGCATAAATAGGGCAAAAGCCGCGCTCGGTGTACTTTTCGTGTTGACGGATTATTTCGGCGCGCAAAAGACTTTGCAAGCCGTTTTGTATTGCCACGTTTTTTGCTTTGCTGTTTCTAAAATTACCGACGACGGACGTTATAACGACGCCAACGGTCGTACTTATAAACGCGGTTAAAATCGTTGCCCAAACGTTCATTTTACGCCTCCACAAACCACTCGTCGCGGAGCGACGCGCCGTTATTGTCGGCGATTTCGTCTTTCGATTTCCCGTTAAGATCGTTGACCCAAATTTCGAGTGCGTCGTCGATTTCGCGTTGTGTTAAAATGCCGTTGTTTTTATCCGCGTTCGCCGTTTCGAGCCACTTTTCTTTGCTGAATACTTTTTTTGTCGTGTTTGCCATTTTTTAGATTACCTCCGTTTTGTTTGCTGTAATTGCTTACTATTTTTTTAAGTTTGTTTTTCGGTGCGTACGGATAGATTTTTTCTTTGTAAAATCCGCACGCGTTTATGTGCGATAGCCAACCGATAAGCGATAAAAGACTCATTGCTTGACGCGGTGTTATGTGTTGCGTCTTTTTAACCTTGCGCACCCGTCGGCATAACCGAAAAAATATTTTTTTGCGAAGTATCGTTTTGTTTTTATAAAACCGATACCCGACAAAATCAATCGGGCGCGAGTTGAGTTTCCAAACTTGCCAATTATCTTTTATCTTTAATCCGATACCGTGCAAGTAGTTATCAATCGCCGCAACCGCTTTATGTAACTTTCGTTTGCTAGAGTCTATCAAAACCATATCGTCAACGTATCGGACGTAGTATTTGACGTGCAATACTTCTTTGATATAGTGGTCTAAACCCTCCAAGTAGAAATTTGAAAACCATTGCGACGTATAATATCCGATAGGTAGATGATCGCCGCCGTTTTCGAGGACTTGTCCGACAAGACGTAAAAACTTGTCGTCTTTGATTTTCCGTTTAAGCATATCGAGCAATATAGACGGGCGGACACTGTCGAAAAACTTTGATACGTCGAGTTTTGCAACGTAGCGCATTTTTTCGTCGCGTATAGCCGTTTCGATGTACGCCTTCGCGTCAATGCCGCCGCGGTTCGGAATACTGCCGCAACAATAACGGTACATACCGCGCGTTATAACGGGTTGCGCCGCTGTTATGATAAGCCAATGCACGATTTGGTCGGGGTAAAACTTCGGTATCGTGATTTTCCGTGTTTTACTACAAGAGCGGTCGTAAATTTCGATATGTTCGTTTGGCGAAAGTTTTACCGTTTCGGTTTCGAGCATTGCTTTTAATTTTTGCGCGTAACCGTCAATATCGCTTAATATCGCTTTGACATAGAGCCGATCCGTTTTACCTTTCGCGGCGTTTTTAATCGCTTTCTTGATAAAATCGACGTCGCACATTTTCTCGTATAGATAACCGACTCTTTTCATAGAATATCCTTTAGTCTTCTTGCGGTCTTTCAATGACTTACTAAACCGCCCTCTTTGTGAAGTGTTTTTTGCCAAGGGGCAAGGATTATACGCGCTTTTACGAAATAACAAGATTAAATGCGACCCCCGATATTCGAGTTCGCGTTCGACGGATTGTAATTACCGTTCCAATTCCACAAACCCGCGATCGTCGTGTTGTTCCAATTCCCGCCAACCGCAAGGACAGAGCCGACGACGTTCGCGTCGGGGAGTGCGCGTAATACCCTTTGTTTTTGTCGCTATAAAGCATACGCCAAGGGGGAGGTATCCCCCTTGACAATCCCTCTCTTAAAGAGGTTTATAGCAAAGGCGACCCCCGATAAACGAGCCCGCGCTCGACGGATTGTAACAACCGCTCCAAAACCACAAACCCGCGAGCGACGTGCTGCTCCAAAACCCGCCAACCGCAAGGACAGAGCCGACGACGAACGCGTAGTCGCAAAAGTAGGTTGTTGCGCTACCGCCGACTTCCGTTGCGTATTGTATAAGGGGGTTGCGTCCGAGCGGTTCAACCTTTTTAATATAGCCGCTACCCGCCGAGCGGTTGCCTTGATAAACGTACGGCGACGCGGTTTTGCCCGCGGTATAAGACGCGGGGTCGGTGCAAACGTAAACTTTTTCGGACGAGAAAGATATACCGTCGCACCAAGTGAAAGTATTTCCCCACAAATTCTCAATACCGCGATACTTGCAAGCGTGTTTGCCGTCGGTGTTGCTTTCTTCCGACCCCGACGGGGTTTTTACGGCGTCCGTTCTGCCCGTGGCGACCGCCGCCGAATTGTTGTTTGCATAACCATACATAACCGATTGTGAGTTCGTTGTTTTCATTTCGACGAGCCACAATTCTTTTATGATAAGGTCAATTAAGAAGTCGTATTGCTGATAACCTGCGCCGTTTGCTTTGCAACCCGTGCGGAAGTTGTCGCAAGTAATGTTTACAAGCACGGTTGCGCCCGACTTTGAATACACGCGTGCCGCCGACCCGCTACCTTCGTATTTACCCACGAGGACGTAGTCGAGTTCGTTTCCGAGTCCGTCAACAAACAACGTCGAAAAACCTTCGTATCGGATACCCGATATTTGGTGCTTGTATGTACCGTCGGCGTTTTTCGTGATTTTGGAATAAAACTTCGGTATTTTAATAAACACGTTGCCCGACGCGTCCGTTACTTCTTGCATATCGCACCACGGATAACAACGGTCAAAATCGCTCGTAATATCCGTTGTGCCGACCGTGTAAGAAAGTCCGACGGCGTCGTCCGTTCGCGTAAGGGCGGACGGGGCAGACGACCCGACTTTATCTACACCGTAGATTTTTGCTTTTTCAATGTTCATAGTGTTAGTTACCTCCTTCGAGTGCGGCAAGCCGCGTTTTTATTTTCTTAAATTCGGCGTCAATTTCGCCGCCGCGGGAATACCCGACGGCTTTTTCCGCCTCTGCCGATTGTGCGGCATAAATCGCGATTTGCGCGCCGCCACCCTCGAATTGAATTGCGGCGAGTGCTTTCCACGCTGTCGAGCCGTCGCCAAGTTTCAAAACCTTATTTGTGGTATCAAAACCAAACTCGCCCGACGCAAGCACGGGATTTTTACTTGTCCAATTCGCCGCGGTGTCTTGTCTGACTTTAATTGTTACGGTTAAATTCCGCGTTGCCATTGTTTACCTCCTTTATGCTTTGCCGCCGTTAATTGTTATAGTGTCGGTAGACATTACAACGTTTGCGCCGTCTTTTAAGCCCGTAACGGATTTAGCCGCAAAGTTCGAGTTAAAGTTAGCCGTTGCGCGGGCGGTTGTAAAATATAGATTTGCACCCTCTGCAACGTCGCTTGTAGTAAGCACAACCGCTCCCGTTTTTCCGTTTACCGAAAGGACTTTACAATCGGGAGTGCGCAACCAAACCCAATTTGAAATTTGCGACGGATCGTCGGCGTTTAATATATAAGATTTGTTTTCGTCCGTGCGGACTGCCACGTCGCCGCGTTGTGCGTCGAGCGCAAGCATTGCGGCTTGACTGTCAACGACGAAAGTTTCCGTAATTGCGATTGCGGGAAGTATGCCGCCGTCAAGTTTTCCGTCGCTACCGAGTACGGGAACGTTGCCCGCCGCCGTTCCGACGTTTTTACCCGCCGCCGTTCCCGCGTCGCTAATCTTTGAAAGCGTAAGCGAGGGGATAAGTGCAACGGCAATTTTTGCGTTTGTGTCAAGCACGGGTACATTACCCGCCGCCGTTCCCGTATTTTTCTTTGCGGCTGTTCCCGCGTCTGTAATTTTGGAAAGAGTAAGAGAGGGAATATCTGCCGCCGTAAGTTGCGTCGCGTTCGTAATAATGCCTTGTGCGTTTACGGTCAATTTCGTATAAGTTCCCGCCGCTACACCCGAATTTGCAAGCACGAGTATATATTCGACATTACCGCTACCGTCAAACGTTTTGGTGTTTGTTACAACCGCCCCTTTGAAAGTGATACTTCTCGCCGTTTGTAGTTTTACTGCCGCGTCTGCGAGTTCGGCTTGTGCGATTTTTCCCGACGCGGTTAAAAGTCCTATCCACGTTGCCGCCGTTTCGGTTTTTGAAAATAGAATATATGCCGCCACGCCGATCGTATCAACCCAAAGCGTGCCAATATCATAGTTTATATCGGTTGTGGTCGGTGCAACACTCTTTACTTCAACGTCGCCGCCGTCTGCATATTTTAACGCGTTGTATGCCGTCGAGCCGTCGCCTATCTTAAACTTTCGCGTATCGGTTTCAACGCCCATTTCGCCAAGCGACAAAACGGGGTTTTTACTTTTCCAAGTCGCCGCCGTGTCGTTGCGCATTATAAGCGTTACGTTAAGTGTCTTGTTTGCCATTTTGTTTATTTACCTCCGTTAGCATTGATTATTTTTATATCGTCCGCGGTAAGCCCGACGACAAAATACTTGTTTGTTGCCGTATCGTAGCGGTACGGCGTGTTTGTTGACGCGTCTATATAAAGCACGTTGCTTTCGCCGACGTCGGGGAAGTGTTCGCGGTCGATATATTCGGTAACGCCGCCGTCCGTTTCTTCGAGTACGGTAACGCGCTCGTCGAGATCCGACAAAACGTCGGGGTATTCGTTCGCGACGATTTCGTCAACTTCGAGTCTTTCTTCAAACGTGATATTAAATATTTCGGTTTGCCAAACGATAGTATCGTCGCCGTCGACTTTCTCGAAAATAATTTGCATATCTACATTGCCTTGTTGTGTTACTTTGCGCGGGAATATGTAAGAAAGCATTACCTTTTCGGGATCAGAGTCCGTATCGTAAATAAAGTGTTGCGTTTTGTCCGCATAGGTCAAATCGCGGTTTACGATTTTTAGCGACGGCGAAAAATCCGATAAATCTATATCGCCTTGCTTTTTATCGAGTATCATTATCAACTCGTCGGAAAGATTGTTGCCGACAACACCCATACGAATAAAGTTTTGTTGCGGCTTTTTACCGCAAAAGGTAAGTTTCATTTTAGCCTCCTATGCGTCGCCGCCGCCTATAACGATCGTATCGTTTTCGGCTATCAAGCCGCCCGCCTCAAAAGTCGATTGCGCTACCGAGTCAACGGTTACGGTCGTTCCTTGTTTTTCGCCGATTTGCTGTTCGAGTTCGGCTATTTTTTGATCAACTTGCGTTTTTGTGTTCGACGCAAGGTTTGACGCGTCCGTCGCAACTTGTTTAGCCTCTGCCGCCTCGGTTTGCGCCGTGGTGGATTTGCTGTTTGCGTCGTTTGCTGTTCCGACCGCACTTTCCGCACTTGCTTTTGCCGCGTTAGCCGTTTCGGTTGCGCCTTCCGCTGTTCCGACCGCTCCCGCCGCCGTAGTCGTAGCGGCGTCGGCTTTGTTGTTCGCCTCATTTGCCGCCGATACGGCATTGTCTGCCGCCGTCTTTGCGTTGTTTGCAATCGTGTTTGCTTCTTGCGCTTTTGTATTTGCGGCGTTTGCGGTAGAAACGGCGTTCGTCGCCTTTGTTTCTGCGCTTGCGGCTTTTGTTTCGGCATTCGTCGCCTTTGTTTCTGCGCTCGCGGCTTTTGTTTCGGCGGTCGTTGCTTTTGCGTTTGCGGCGTTTGCGGTGGATACCGCGGCGTTTGCCGTCGTTATCGCTTGTTGCGCTTTTGTAAGCGCGTCGTCAACGATTGTTTTTATCGTCGCATAGTCGGCGACGGGTTTTATCAATTTTGTTAAGTTGACGATTTGCGTACCCGATATTTCAAACGAATAAATAGGGAGTTCGTAAGCGGTATTGATATTGTCGGCGGTTGCCGCGTAAACGTCGTTTTGTTCAAGTGTTATAGCCTCGAAAGTTCGGTTTACAATCGCTTTGAAAGTGCAATTTTCGTCGTCGGAGGGGTGGTACGTTTCGATACGCGCCACGATATACCCGACAAAACCGTCGAATATTTGCGGGCTTACGATTTCCGCCGTCGTTACCTCGTTCATACGTCCTTGTACAACAAACGCTCCCGTGCCGATTTGTATTTTTTGTCCGACGATTTGCGCGGCGAGTTCCGAGCCATACCCCGCATAATAGCCGTTTGCTTTGCTTTGGTCTATAAAGCGGGAGCGTACTTCAAGTGCATATAAATTCGCATTGAAGTTGAAACACCCTTGATATGTTACGGGTTTTATCATTGCTTGCCTCCTAATTTTTGATTACTTCGGTTAAAAGAATTTTCTTAAATCCGAGTTTGATTTTTGTATTTTTTCCGCTACCGTCAAGCGTTATTATTTTTTCGCTTATAGGTAGCGTTTTGTATAATTTGCCGTTGTAGTAGAGAGCAACTTTCGTATAAAGACGATAAATCGAAAAGTCTATCGGATCAATCGTCTTGTTGTTGTCGATTATGATATTATCGACGTAACGGGCGTTTGCAAGTTCATATACCGCGTTAAACTGCGCGTCCGCTAAATACTCCGACTCGTAATATTTCGCCTTGACGGGGTAAAGCCGACCGCTTATGTTTCCGCTTTCGTCCGACTGTACGATATTGTTGTCTTTGTCGCGGTAATAATAGACGGTTGCGAGCGTGGACGGGCGCGGTTGATAAACGGGGATATAAACGGGGTTACCTTCTTTATCCGTAACGGGATCGCCGTTATTGTCCGTTTTTTGTGTGTTCGTATAAATAGTGTTTCCGTCGGCGTCCGTAGCGGGCGTTTCGACGTTATATTTGATAGTTGCAACCGCTTTATTTGTCGCGCTTGAAGTCGTGGTTAGTTCGTGTATAAAGTCACTTAAACCGACCGATACGGCGTCCGTACACTTAACGAAAGTAAAAACAATCTTGCCCGACGCCACGTCGAAATAACTTTCGATATTGTACTCGTAGTATTTCAAGTAGCACTTCAAAAACTTATAGGCGTTGACGAGTTGATATGTACCCGCATAACTGCCGTACGTCGATGTTGTGTCGGTATCGTCTTGCGGTATGTTTACAACGACGGGTATTTTGTTTACCGCAACGTCGCTACCGTCAAAGACTTGTTGTTTTATCTTTGTAAATATCGCCGACAACTTGCCGTCAAAACTGCCCTCGGCGGTGTAGTCGAGTAATATTTCGGTATCCCACAACGTTTTGAAGTCGAGTCCTTTTACTTTGCGCTTGTTGTGTTCGGGTGTTATTCCGTCGGCAAAGCAAGCGTATTCGTAGTTTCCGCTATCGTCGTTCAAGACTGCTATTTTTGCGTCGTTAATATCAACGTCGCAAACGCCCTCGGCGGTAAAAGAGTCGTTGTCATAAACGCGGGTCGTCAAATCGTACGTCGCGTTATCAACGTTTGTTATATGATTTTTATTTTCGTCATATATAGCGATATACACGCCCGCCGCCTCCTTTTAGTCGAATAAGTAACGTTTGATTGATATTTCAATAGATCCGTCGTCGTCTGCCGTCATATTTGCGCCGATATAATATTCGCCTTGCGGTAAGTATAAAAACGATTGTTTCGTTTTGTCCGTAAGTCCGTAACCGTTTGTAGATACGCCGTCGGTCGTTACCGTAATTTTTTTTGTTGTCGGTTCGATCAAAATTTCCGTGCCGTCCTTGTTGTTTGTCGAAAGAGCAATTTCGGCAACTGTTTTGCCGTCAAGCGACGTCAAATAAAGTTGTATATTTTTCTCGATTTCGCCCGTAATTTTTATAGTTATCGGTGCGTCGATAAAAAACGAGTTCGATATTTTATATTTCGACTTAAACACGCGCCCCGCAAATCCAAACGGAAAGCGGAGAGGGAATTTTGTATCCGCCGCCCGCGTTGATTTCAAAGCGAACGACTCCTCGACGCGTTCATACCAATACGTTTGACGTTCAAAAGAAAACGTTTCGACAAACAAGCCTTCCTCGTTTATTTCTGATTTCGGCGCGGATTTCAAAACAACGTCGCAATACTTGTCGGTAATGCCGTCGTTGTACTCAAATAATAACGGCGACGTGTCGCACTCGGTCAAAAAATGAAGTAACGCTTTATAGTTTGCGTATCCGTTTGAGCCGTCGGTGTTGAAATAAATCGAAAGCGTTATCGGGTCAAATTCGGGTGTAACGTTCGTAAGGTGCTTGCCTTTTTCGCTTTCTTTGTAAGACAACGAAAAATTATTGCCGAGTCCTTGCGGTTCGGTCGCAAGCGCGGAGTCGCCGTTTAAGTCAAACGAATTTGATTTGTCGTATGTATGTAAAATAAATCGCCTCATTACATAGCCTCCGCAAGTTTTACATTGATTTCGCGAACGAGTTTATCTGTATCGACTTCCGCCGCGTAGTTTTGTATCGTAACGGTTATGTTTTGCGTCGTATTCTTCGTGCTGTTGTCGTAATTGTAAATATCGCCCGACGTTCCCGTGCCGCCGCCGTTATCGTAAACCGTGCCGCCGCCTTCGGGTTGTTTCGGCGGGGTGGAGTCAATTATAGCGTTGACGTCGTCCATACCTTTTATATTTGACGTGTCAATACGGAGTTTTACTTCTGCGATACGGTTTATGTGGACGCCAAGCCAACCGAGCGATTTGTTTACGCCGTCTATAAGTTTGTTGATTATTCCTATAACGAAGTTTACGGCGTCCTCGACAACACCGACGACGATATTTATAATTTTTACGACGCCGCTAAAAATCTTTGTTACGACATTCCCGAAAACCTTAAACAACGGTGCAAGCCAACCAAGCAACGTACCGAGCATTTGCAACGGCACTTGCAAGGCTTGTAAAACGATTTTTAACGGTATCAACGCAACCGACAAAAGGGGTTGCAAAATACCGAATAACGCTTGTATCGCAATTTGTATCGGCATTAAAACCATTTCAACAACCGTCATAAGCATATCGAGTAGCGGCGATATAATATCGAATATCGCTTGTATAATGCCGATAACGGGTTGCAACGCCTCCGATATAACGTTAATCGCAACGGCAAGTATGCCGCCGACAAGGTCGATTATCGGTTGCAAAACCGACATAATTAAGTTAAGCACTTGCATTACTGCGTCAAGGGCGGGTTTTAACGCCTCGCCGATAACGGATACAAGATTGTTTATTGCCATACGGAACGCCTCGCACCGCGTGTAAAGCAACAACAAAATTGCCGCAATAACCGCGATAATGAGTATAATCGGGTTAGCCGCAAGCGCGGACAAACCCGCTTGTAATGCGGGGATAAGTTTTATAATACCGCCGATAGTCGATACCACTTTACCGATACCGAGCGCAAGTGGGGCAAGTGCCGCCACCACGAGCAACGCTTTTGCCGCAAACGCTTGTTGTTCTATCGTAAGGGAGTTAAACCATTCGGCGAGTTTTTGCAATTTCGGAATAAGCGACGTATTGATTATTTCGGCAACGCGTTGCAATAGCGGGGCGAAAGACGCGCCGATTTGCAAGCATACGTTTTTTAAGGACTCTTTCAACAAATAGACCGTGTCGTCAAGTTTTGCAAGAGCGGCGACTTGTTCGTTTGAAAGCGCGCCGATTGTTTCAAATTCCGACTTAAATTGATTGATTGCGTCCGTTCCCGCGTTAAGATACGGCAACATTTGGTTTGCGATTATATCGCCGAAAATTTCGTTTGCGTAAGCCGTTTGCAACGTTTTATCTTCCATATTTGAAAGAGCGTCGATAATGCCGTCAAACATTGCCTCTTTGCTGTCGAAATCTTCCACGCGTAAGCCAAGCGATTGCAATGCTTTTGACGCGTTGTTGATTGTTCCTGCCGATAAATCAACAATCGCCGCACGGGCTTTTATGAGTGCTTTCTCGAACGTATCCCACTCAACGCCCGCTTGCGCCGTAACGTATTGATATTCTTGTACTTTTTCGGCGGAAATACCGAGCCGCAAAGACAAATCGTCAAGTTTTGCTCCCGTAGCCGCCGTTTTTACGCCGAGCGTTGCCGCCGCCGTTCCCGCGGCAAGTGCCGCCGCCGAAAAGGGGGCAAGGGTTTTTCCAACGTTTGATATAGCGTCGCCGACTTTTGTTACGCGCGACGAAATCGCGTCAAACTTGATTTGATTGATTTTTTCAAGTTGTTTTTCGAGTTGTTGTGCTTGTAGTTCGGTTTTTGCGAGTTCCGCTTTAAGTTTGCGATATTGATCGGTGTCAATGTTTCCTGCGTTTTCCAAATAGTCTAAACGGCGACGCAATGCGTCCGCATTTGCCGCCGTTTGGTCTATCGCGTTTTGTGCTACCTTTTGCGCGCGGGCGAATTTATCCGAGTCAAATTCGAGTTCGAGGCTCTTTTGCAATGCGTTTAATTCGGTTTGCGACTGTTGCGCCGCTTTCCGCATAGACGACATTTCTTTGTTGAAAGACGACGCGTCCGCGCTGATTTCAACGGTTAAGCCTCTAATACTTTCCGCCATTTGCCGAGCCTCCTTTTAAGAATTTGACCGCGTCGCTTTGTGATACGTCGCGCACGGTAGTATTTGTTTCTTTTGCCTTCGCCGCCCGCATTTGTCGGATCATTTGCTTTAAGTTCGCAATATCAATCGACATAATCAAAACGTAAAGGTCGTTAAAATGTGAGTTGCGTATAAACACGTCTTGTATTTTGTGTTCGACGCACTTTTGCATTATCGTTATGTATCGCGGCACGGGTAGGGTTTTATTTTGGTTGTCGGCGGACGGTTCAAGCCGTTTGTAAATCGCCAACAACCGCATAAATTCCTCGCCGTGCGTTACAAGTTTTTTGAGTTTGCCGTTGCCCCTTGAAGTGCAATTTCAAAAACGTATTTGATTTTGTCGGTAAGGGCGGTAAGATACTCGCCGTCCGCCAAATCAAACAACTTCAAAAACGACTTGTAATCGGGGAGTTTGTCGCTGTCTATAAAGCAATAGAGGGCTTTTAGATTTGACAAAATGTGCACTTTGTTATCGGCAAGCCCCGCTTTGCCGATACGTTCAACGTAGGCAAAGAGTGTTTCCGTTTTTGCTTGCGCGGGAAAGTTAGACTCCCAACGTTCCTCGGCAAACAACGACGTATCAATACCGATTTCAATTTCGCTTTTATTGACGACGAGTTTTCCGTCGCCGTCAATTTCTTTTTCAAGTAAGGGTAATTTCGTTTTTATCACTTTTCAAGCCCTCCGCGCTTTTATTCCGCCATAGTCGGCAAAACAACTTCTTCGCCGAACGTATCGAAATCGGTATCGTCGGGGGTAACGGTCATTTGCCAAACAATAACTTCGTTGCCCTTGTCGTCGAGATACTTTTGACCGTTTGCCGCCAAAAGCGGAGTACCGCCGATTTCGAGTGCGGTGTCGAAAGACGACTCGTTAATATCGTCGGTAGTTTGGTCGAAAGACTCAGCGGGGCGGGTGGACGTTACGCCGTAAAGCATAGTTTTTGCAAGCACGGTTGCGCCGTCCTCGTCAATGCCGCACGTTTCAAAGTAAATAACGTGCGAAATATTTTTGACTTGCTTAATATCTGCAAGCCCTTGTTTCGTCTTGATTTTGCGACCCATTGCGATTTCGTACGCGTCGCAAACGTTGTTTTGAGTAAGCGTCGCCGTCTTGCCTTTTTCGTTTACGATATGGACGATACGGCGTCCGTCGCCGTAAATCTTCTTTACGGACGAGTCGTTTTCAAGCGCAAGTTTCATTGACGTTCCCATATCTTGAAACGCCCCGAAAGAGCCTTGCGCGGTGGGTACTGCGTACTTCACGTTTTGCACGTTGAAACGTACAAGAGTTTTTTTATTTGCCATTGTTAGATCCTCCGTTTTGGATAGTTTTTTTGATTGCGTCAAAGACTTGCGGCTCGGTACTATCAAAGCACCGACGAATAAAGCCCGCGTGCGGCGATTTTTCGGCGTATTCCAACACGTTTGAAAGCGGTATATTTTCTTTACCGCCGCCGTTTACCGTCTTTGTGTTGCCGACGTATCGGCGATCTTTGTATTTTGTTTTGATTTCCCAAGAGTCCGCCATTCCGCCCGTATCGCGCGGGGTTGCTTGTTCAACGGCTGATTTGAAAACTTCCGCGCCCGCTTGTACGGCGTTTTGTCTTACGTCGAACGACGAGCGTTGAAAGTCCGTCAAAATTTCCGTCAATGCGTCGGGCATATCTTCGAGCGCGATTTTGCCCGTCGATATGCTTTTCGTTTTAGCCATTGTCCGCCACCTCAAAATAAACAAACTCGACGTTAAGTCCTCGATACGGATTGTCTATATCGGCAATATCGCTTGCGTCATTTGCAAGTCGAAAGCGTTTGTTACTCAAAACCGCGTTTTTGACCGCTTGCAAGCGTGCTTGCGCGTCCGTATAGCGCGGGTCGGTCTTTTCGTACGAGTAGTAGTAATTGACGTCAATATACACACGGGAAAGCGTACAAGCACCGTCGCCGAAAGTGTGCGGGCGGTTGCTTACAACACGAAAAACAACGTACTCGTCCTTATTGACTGCCACGTCGGAATTTTCGATATAATCCGCGTCCACTCTTCGCAAGTGGTTTGACAATACGCCATAGGGGAGTAGTGTATCGTCAAGGATTTTTTGTATAACTGTCCTAACGTCCATTATCTAACCTCGTATTTTTTGACTTGAAATTCGAGCATTTTGTTTTGCTGAAGGTAATTGTCCGCCGCCGCCGCGAGTTTGAAAGCGTGCGCGTCGTCGATAACGCCGTTTATGTAAATTCGTACGTCTTTCGTCGTCAATGCGTCGTAAACGCTTTTAACGTAAGCCATACGAACGCGAGCGGGGCGTATAACGCCGTCGGCTTGTTGCTGAATAGCCGCCGCCCCGTAGGGCGAAAGCCATTCGACATAGAAACAATCGGTAATAATCGGATCGCCGTTATCGGTAGTACCGATTTGTGCCTTGATTGTTTCCCACGACGTCGCCGCGCCTTTACCCGCAACGTGTTTTGTGGATTGCACCGCAAATTTTACAAGCGTGCGTTTTTCTTTTACCGTCTGCGCCATATTACCTCCGCATTTGCGAAATTAAAGCAACGATCATTCCGTCTTTTTTAACGATTTCGTCGGGCGTTCCTTTATCGACCGCGTCGGCGTAAATCGCTTTAACGGAATACGCGCGCTTGCTTGTGATTTTGTCGGCGGGTACGCCGCTTTCGAGCATTAGTTCGACCGCCGCGTCGATAGAGTCTTGCACCTCTTGTCTTTTGTGCGGGTCTGCGTCAAAGTAGCCCATTTTATAGAGAATTTTATCAACTTCTTGCATTGTTGACCTCCTTAACGTTTACCGTTTCGTATCGGCTATGCACCGACCCGCACGCAAGAGTAGGTATGCTAAACCGTCGTTTAGTCGGATTTAGCCGCTTTCTGCACGGTCATAAAGCCGTTGTACATAGCGGGAGAGCCGCCGACAAATCCGCTTACTTTGAAAGCGATAACGCCTTGCTTAAACTTGAAGTCGGTTGATTTTGCAATTTCAACGTCGGTAAAGTAAGCGAGTTCGTATCCTTTGAGTTTTCCGTAAATCATATACGGAGCACCCGCGGTAACGGTGGCGAACGGCGCAAGTTTGCTTGTACAAACAAACGGTATACCGTTAATCGTTCCCGAATTGCCGCGCAACACGATTTCGTACGCGCGTTTTTTGTCCGTGCCTTTAACTTTTGCAAACTCTTTAAGTGTGAGTTTGTTCAAAATCAAAGTAGCGTCGCCTTCGACGTCCTCGTCGCCGCCGTAGTCAAAAATGATATTATCGAGAGTATTTTCGTCGATAGTGGCAAGTGTTTTTCTTTGGTCTGCCGCAATGACTTTTGCGGGTGCGTTAACAATGCCGACGAGTTCGTTCGTACCGCTACCGTTTACGATTTGTTGAATTATTTTTTTGCGGTACGCACCGAGTACGGCGTTTTCAACTTCGGCAATATAACGTGCGGGCGGCAACTTTTCGACTTCTTCGTTGACTTCTGCGTAAGCGGTTATTTTATACTTGTTAATATCCGCATAATCAAAAGTCGGTTCGGCGTCGGTGTAATTTTCGCCTTCTGCCGTGATACCGCCTTCGCCGATCGTTTTAAGGAACGGCTTTTTGTAACTTTCGCAACCCGCATCTTCAAGGTGTACGGCGTTGACAAGAGCGTCAAGCGTTCCGACTTGCGCGAAAGCGGGGTTAATGGTGTCGCTTGCAAGGTCGGTCATAGCGGTAGAGGACGACGCAACGGCGCGAAGTTCGATTGTTACTTTATTGCCTTTTTTAAGCAACGTTGCGCGTTTTTCGAGTTCTTCTCTTGTTTTTACGGCGCGCTGTTCCGCATTTGCTTGATCGTACACAACGCCGTTTGCGGGCGTTACGGTCGGCTTACGAGCGGCGCGGAGTTCTTCTTCGCGTTGTTCGTCCGACTCAATTTTCTTTGCGGTTTCGATTGCAAAGTTAAGTTTTTCGATTTCGGCGCGGATTTCTTCAAGACGCTTTGCGTCGGTTTCGGGTTTCTGTACTTCTGCCAAAAGAGCGGCGCGTTTTTCGATAAGTTCCTTAATGTTCATAGTTTTTTTGTTCCTCCAAAAATAAGAATTTTTCTTTCGCAAGGTTTAACGCCGCTTGCGAGTCGGCGTCGCGCTGTCGCTTTTCGTTATCCAACGCCGCCGCCTTCGCGTTATCCAACGCGATTTTGTCGTTATCCAACGAGGCACGGGAACGCGCGTTAATCGAGGTTTGCGGATACGCACCGTCGTTTACGGCGGATACTTCGCATACCTTTGATATTTTCGTAATTCGGCGAACGGGCATATCTTTATCAAGATCGCTCCAATCTTCGCCCGATACCATTATTCCAAACGCAAACGACATATCCTCAATGTCGCCGCGCGATACCGCCGAGCATAGTTCGCGGGCGGTAGAATTGTTTTTGACGTCAAGCGTCGTTTCAATGTGCATACCGACGTTGTCGATTGCAATATCCATTGTAGAACGCTTGCCGCGCCTATGACGGGCAAGGGGTATCATTGCGTCGTTGTGGTTAATCATAAACTTGACGTCGGATAAATCCGCGTCGTCGAGTGCGTGCGGGTCGATTTCCTCAAAGAAATAATCGCCGATTGCCGTACGCTGATTAAATACGATCGGGTATCCGTCGATAATTCCTTTTGTCGGCTCTATCTGCGCCGACTGCACGTCGGACGCAAAACGACGGAATATAACGGCGTTTGTTTTTTTATCAAATTCGGGCATTATTTGTCGTCCTCCTTATTTTTCTCTACGACGAGCGTTGCCGTCGGTTTCTTTCCTTGCGATAAAGACGTTAGTTGATATTGATTTGCAATCGAAACGTCAATGTAGTTAAGCGAAACGCGGGTCGGCTCGCCGTCGGGGTCATATCCCAACAACTCGCGGCGTTCGTCGCGTGAAAGTAACGCGTCGTCTTTTGTCATTTCCGCGATTGCTTGCCGACGAGCGAAAGATAACGATTGTACAATCTTGTCGTAATACTTTATCGAACGACCGTACGCAAGTTGTCGCGGGGTAAATAACGTTATTTTGAAAGCCTCCGCAATTTCCAAAAGCAAGCCTTCGACGGCTGTTTGATAAAATGCGGTGTATTCGTCGTCGGTGTATTTGCCGAGGTATATCGGCAACGATACACCAAACGGCGACAATATCTCGTCGCGCAAAAACGACAAAATGTTCGACGGAATATCCGTTGCGGAAATATTTATCGGTTGAAAGTCCGCCTCGTAGTCCGTAGCAACAATGCCGTATTTGCTATCGAAAAGGTGCGACTCAAACTCGGTGCGGGTTATCTGCTTTTTGTCTGCGTCCGCTACCGTTTTCATTGATAAGATACCTTTCAACGATAACGACGCCTCTAACGCTTTTGGCACGGACTCTTTGATTACGCTTAACGTTTGCAAGTTTCCGAGCATTGCGCGGAAGTCTGCGCGTCCGCCCGTATCACCGCCGAGATATTGATTTGCGCCGTAACCGAGTCTAACGTGGATTAAATCGCTATAAGGCAAGTCAAGCACGATTGCGCCGTTGTTTCCCGTTAGTTCCGCCCGCATTTCGCCGTTTTGGTAATATAACTTTATCGACGCGCACTCTATCGGATAAAAGCCGCGCGTAACGCGACGCACGGAGTCGGTGTCTTTAATCGGCACTTCGTCGTATGCCCAATAAATAAAACAATTTCGGTTTAATAGCGTTATGTATGCGACTTTGTACAAAAAGTCTTTAAGCCCGCAAAGAGGGTTTACACGCGCCGACAAAACCGCGTTTATATCGTCGTCGGCTACGACGATACGGCGCGGGTTTTGCATTTCAACAACCGACTTTAAGGAGCATTTCGATACTTCCTCGGCGACGCGGTGGACTGCCGTTTTGACAATATCCGACGCGGTAACGTCTTTGCCGAAAGAGGAAAAAACGACGGAATTTGCGTTGATTATTCGGTTGTAATTGCTCGCGCTATCCCAACCGAGCAAATTTTGTATCGCGGTTTTTAATGTTCCCAACGTCGCCGCCTCCTTTGACGAAAATAAAAAAGTGGGTCGATATGCTTAATAAGTACAAACTTATGTTTATACCTAAAAACAATATCGACCCACTTGTCTTTTTGTGTAAAAAGATAGGGTACGCGCCGTAAAACGGCGGATATGCCTATTAAATTACTTCTATTTTACTCGATTTGCTATACGAAGTCAATGGTTTTTGCGATTATTTGCGAAAATTTGTTCTCTTTTTATCGTAAACGTGTACTCGCGCCCGCATTTCGGACAATAAAACGTGGCATTTATCAAACCGTCGCGGGCGTCGTATTTGCCGATTAAACGGTTGTGAATAGGGCAACGGACTTCGCGTATATACGCTTTGTTCTGCTGTTTTTGCTCGTCCATTTTAGCCTCCTATTTTTGCCATAAACGCGGTTTTACAAGTTCGCAAAGCGGCATACGCAATTACCTTTGACATTGTGCCGTCAATCTTGTTTCCGATATAGCCTACAATCTTTGTCGGCATTACAAAACCGCGGTTGTCGTACTTGATAGCGGCGTTGCGGAAGTTCCACCGACAAATAGCGTTGTTGTTGTAATTTATAAGCCGCGCCCGCAAATCTTCTTCGACATTGCGCGTCGGAACATTAAGCGTTTCGGGTGTCATACGAATTTTAACGGGTACGTTTTGCCCGAAATGTTTTGCGGTTTGCTTTGCAAACTCTTTTGCGTGCCATTCGTCATAGCCGACGACGTAAGGGCGTATGTTGAATTTTTGGTATATTTCCCAAAGATACTCGGCAATTATAGCGTCGTCAATGACGTTGTCGTTTATAATTCGACATAAACCTTCCGCCGCCCATTGCCGATAGTCTTTCTTTTCGGGGTTAGTGGGGGAGTCGGTAGACTGCCCGTCGCCCGCCTTAACCTCGGTAACGAAGTACATTGTGTGCAAATACTTAACGGGATCGTTCGGTCGCATAAAAAGATACGTTACGGCGCAAAGGTCGTTTGTTTCTGCAAGGTCAACACCGACAATACACCAACAATTTTGAAAGTCTGATAAATCAAACGTTGCGTCGCACTCGATATATTTTTCTTCGAGCCACGCATTAGACGAAAGTTGTTTGATATTAAATTCTTTCGCAAGCGTAAACGCGCGTTGTGCGCCGCTTTTGCGGGCTTTATCCACGAGATCGCGTAAATCGGATTTCTTCTTCACGACGCCAAGCATAGGGTTTGACTTCGCCCAACTTGACTCGTCGTTCCACACTTCCGCCTCGCTGTCTTGCGTGTAAAGCCATATAAGCCAACGCGGGGCGTCGTCCTCGCCTTTAAGCACTTTCCGCGCGTCTTGTAACCGTTCGTCGAGGTATCCGTCGCGAACGATACCTTCGGTCGTGATTTCAAAGAATAACGGCTCGTCTTGCGTTGTAAGCGACGAGCGGAGGGGCATTATGGTTGACCCGTCTTTCATTTCGTGGACTTCGTCAACGATAACGATTTTAAGATTTCGACCTTCTTTTGCTCCCGACTTTGCGGACATTTTTTTGATTGTACCTTTGTTTTGCGCCGAAAACTTACCCGTCTTTTTGCGTTGTTTCGGATTGCCAAAAAAGATACCTTTAATGTTCTTTCGGGTTACGCGCGATACGGCGTGCGACTCCTCGCGGAACGCGTTTATACAATCGAATATCAAACCCGCTTGATCGTAGTCGTTCGACGCGCACATTACTTTTTGCCCCGCCTCGCCGCAAAACCATTCTGCAAGCGTCAATGCGCCCGTAAAAGGTGTTTTGCCGTTCTTTCGCGCAATAAGCATTAAAACCTCTTTGAAACGACGTACCCACCGACCGCCACCCAACAACTCGGCGTCGAATATGTAAAAACCGAATATCGCCTCGGCAATCGCTTTTTGACATAGCGTCAAAATAAACGGTTTGCCCGCAAACGGGCTTTCGAAGTGTTTTACTTCTTTTTCAATAAAATTTATGCGCTTGTGTGCCGCGTCCAACGTAAAACGGTAAACGTCGGTGCGATAAAAAATATCTTGCACCAAACTTTCAAGCGTTGTTTTTAATTCGCGTCCAATAACGATTTCGCCCGACCGACAACGCTTGTAATAGTCGATTAAAAAACTATGCTTGCCGTCGATAACGTCGTTTAACGCTTGCCACCCCGTAATAGGCACAATATCGGGGTTTACAAGTACCCACTCGGCGAAATTATCCGTCGCCGATAAATTATTCGTAGTCGGATAAATCGTCGCCGTCGTCGCCATTTAGCCCGCCGAGTAAATCCTTGTTGAGTTTCTGCATTGCCGAAGTATATTGTGCCATATACTTTACTCGCATTTTTCCCGCCGCCGTTTCGCGTTGCACCGTCGGGTTTTTCTTGTCGTACAAAATCGACGGCAAGTTTTTTATCATTTCAAGATTTGCGAAAACCTCCGCCACCTTGCGGATAAGTTCGGAGTAAATTTTGATTTTGATTTTATCGACGCCCGCGTCCGCAAAAAGTTTTACGAGTCGGTCGTATTCCGCATTTGCGATTTTTTCTTTTTGGTTTTGTTCGCTTGTCATTGCGTCCTCCGTTTTATCTTTTCAAAACTTTTTGAAAGAAAAGTCAAATTTGCGGTGTGTGTGCTAAATGCCTGCGGCTGGGAGTCTTTCGGCGGTCGGAAAAATTTTTTAAGGTAGGGGGGATCAAAATCATTCCGTAAATCTTTGCCAATAGTTCTCAATCCAACCGATAACGGCGTCGCGTGCCGCTACCCGCTTTATATCTTCGTATGCTCGCTTGATACAATCCTCTTTCGGCGTGTCAATGTGTACAAGTTCCGCTCCGTATTCCCGCACGAAATTATCGCGGTCGATACGGTCGGGATACATACCGATTATGTATGCGTCTTGCCATTTGCGACGCGGAGTCGCCGTCCGTATCTCGTCAAGCAAATAATCGCGCACGTTAAACGCTACGCGCTTTGTAGCGTCGGGCTTGTCGTATTCGCCGCATATACATATCGCCGAGTGTATTCGGTCAAGTTCGACGATAATATCGTTTCGCGTTGCAACTGACGCAACGTAAGTTGTCTTGCCCGCATACGGCGATCCGTAAACGAGGTAGACGTGTTTTACACCGACGGCGTTACCGAAACGCGAGTGTGCGGCGTTGTGGCAAGTGTGGCAAAGCACTTCGATATTATCGGGGTTAAGCGTAATGTTTGTGTCGTCGATATTGTCGAGCGTGAGTTCTATCTTGTGGTGCGGTCGTAGTTCGCTTATGTCGAATACGCCGCCGCAACGAGAGCAAACACCGCCGCTTTTAACCTTGCACGATTGCGCGAGTTGCAAGTAGTCTTTACGGCAATAAAACGCGTGTATCGGGTCAAGTGGCATTATACACCCTCCCAACCGTCGGGCGGCATTTTGCCTTGTTCTGTAAGTTCTAAAGCCTTTTTGCGTAACGCTATCATTTGCGGATCGCGCGCAAACTCCGCCGAATAGCGGTTAATCAACAAGAATTGCAACATTCCCGCGTCGGGTTTGGCGTAACGCTTGTATCGCTTTGTTTTGTAGGCAATAACCTTACCGTCAAGGTCTTTTACTTCGTCGGTGGTTTCTTCGTAATATTCGTATCCCATAGCCACACGATAGGCGTTGTCGAGCAAATCTTCTTTGCAATGTTCCTTCGCGCGTAAAAGTGTTTCGGTTAATTCGGGATTATCACGCTTATATTGCGCCCATTGCGTTTTGCCGACGCCGTAATATTCGCACAAGTCGCCTTCGGAAACACCACACCGTACATAACGCTCAATATCGGCTAAATAAGGTTTTACCTTATTTCCGTATTGCGACGGTGCGCCGCGTTTCTTTTTTTCGGTGGTTGTGGCGGTTGTTTTTGGTTTCTTTTTTGCGGTGGTTTTTTTCATTTTTTTGTTTTTACCGTCTGCAACAACGTTATTTTGATTTTGTTTCGGCATTTTTTACCTCCTATTTTCGCCCGCTGACAAAACCGCTTTTGTGATTATAAGCGGCGGCGTTACCGACAACGAAATAAGCAAGGGAACGCAACACGCTATCCACGAAAGCGAGATTGCGTCGCACAACTTACATATAACGAATATCGCCGAAAGCGGAACGCACACAACACAAATAAGACAAGCGACAATGTATATTGCGGAAAGTGCTTTTTTCATTTCAAGCCTCCTTTAATGCGTTTTATACCTAAAACCGCCCAACCGTCTTTTAAGCCCTCAAATCCCTTCAAAAGACAAGTAATTTCAACCATAACGCGCCGCCCCGTGTATATTTCGTTCGACCATTCGCGGAGCAAGAGCAAATCGCCGACCATATAATCGCGGTCGTCAAATCGCACCTCGAACGTTTTTAGTCCTTTCGCAACGCTGTTAAAGTAAGCGGGTAAAATTTTCAAATCGTGTATTTTTGGCATTGTAAGCCTCCTTGTATAAATAATTTTTCTATGCGTCCGCATTTGCCTCGGTTGTTTAGGTGTGTTACCGTTTCGTGTTGCCAAATACAAACAAAATCGTCGGGAGCGGTGTATTCGCTGATAATCACGATATGCCCCGCGGCTGTCTGAAGTCTGCACCAATCCCAAAACTCCGCCGTGTCGAATTTTTCGCCGCCATAGCCGACGCCCGTTGAATACGGCGGGTCGCAATAAATCAAAACCCGCTCCCGCGCGGGAAAACGCAAGTCGCGATAGTCGGCATTGCCGACAAGGATATTTCGGAGCAATGGTAATTGACGTTTGAAATTTGCCTTGCTTTCCTCAAAATAATTACGCATTTTGCCGTTTTTCGTAATAGCCGTCGCGCCGTAACAACCGCCGTAAACACGGGAATTATACGAGGCGAATAAAAGCACCGCCGCACGATACCACGCCGCATAATTGCCCTTGTTGTCGCGTACGTCGTAATATTCCTCGCGGGTCGGCGTATGCAACGAGTCAAGCAACGCGGGATTATCGCGGCAAGTTTCGATTAAATCGCAAACGAGCGGGTCAATATCGTTGCCGAGTCGGTATTCGCATTGCACTTTGTCAATAACGTTAAAACCGCCCGCGAACGGCTCGACGTATTGTTTGATTTTATATTCGGATATGTAGCCTTGCAATATCGCGACGATTTCGTCGGCAAATTTCGCTTTACTTCCGATATATTTCACGTTGTACCTCCGTTTAATTTCGTTTTTTCATTTTGACATACAAATACGCGCCCGAAACATACTCGCTCGTTTTGCCGTAAAATTGCGTCATTTGATAGCCCTTGTAAAGGTTTTCAAAGACGGCTTTACGGTTTGCCGTTTCCCGATAAAGACGATTGACCTTGCGGCGAGTGAATTTACAATCGGCAACCGTGATTTGCGGTTTTTTCAAGTTCTTTGACGCAATATACCGTTTTGCGCCTTTCGGGTCTTTCATTATGTATCGCGATAAGCCCTCGTATCCGCTATCGTCGGCAACGAGTCGCCTTGTATTGTTGCGTCCGCCGTTTTTCCATAAGTCCTCCATAACGTCGCGGTCGGGAAAGTTCGTTACTATGTGGTGGTGGACGCGGACTTTGCTTTTTTGCGCGTCGTTTTCAAATTCCGTAACGTAAACGTATTTTAACGGCGGGTAGCCTTTGCGTTCGGCGTGATATTTTAGACGACGAATAAACTTTGACATTTCTTTTTGCGCGTCGGGTAAGGACTTTGGAAGTTTGCGGCTTTCGTATGTAAACGTTCCCCAAAAATCCGAGTCCGTAAAGTTAGCGTTTACAAGACGAATAACGTTTTTTGTTGCGTTTTTGTGATTTAGTCGTTTTTGTGCGTCGCGGCTTTCTTTTGTGCGTCGCGCTCTTGCCGTCGAAGTGTGCGTATCCCAAATCGGGTATATTTCAACTTCAAGCACATTGCCACTTTTGATTGTCTTTGTCCGATACTTGATAATGTGCCGATCTTCAAGTACGGATAGGCGAGCCTCGTTTTCTTCTTCTTGACTGAATATCTCGTCAAAGTCGTATTCGTTCGGGTTTAGCGAGTAATGCTTTGCCATAGTGCCTCCGTATGAATAGTGCAAGAAAAAGACAAAGGACGTAGGGGTCTTGCCCCTACAACCCCGCAAGGCTCAAAGGAATATATCACGGGGCGGTTTTCCGACCTATAATTACTCTCTTTGAAAAAAACGGAGTGGGTGGCGCACTCACTCGGAATACGTTTTGCGATTATCCCTTTCGCTTGCCTTTGACCGTACCACAACGCCAAGCGGGCGAGTCAACCGTTTGCTTACGCAAAAATTTTCTTGCGAAAATTCGGGGCGGTGGACTCTGCTTGACGCCGTGGTTTATTACGGTCAAGGCGAAAGGGAATAAATCACAAAACGGAATTACCGAGCGTATATTCTCGTCGATAAGATAATACTTCATTACGAGGACGCAAAAGCACCCGTTATAACGCGCAAAGTGTTGACATTTAGCCTCCGATATGGTATAATAATAATCGGTTTGGTTGACTACATTTTGTCAAACCTTTGCGGGCGGTCGGAAGTGCCAATTCTGCCGCCCGATCCTTTGTCTGATTGTTGCGATTGATTGTCGCGTAATTATTTGCCGTTCGACGTTCCCGCGTCGGCGGCTTTTTCTTTTTGTTCGATTGTGGATAACCTCGCGTCAAGTTCCGCCACCGCTTGACGGACAAAATCCGACTTGCTTAAATATCCCAACTTTCGTAACGCGGCGGGCGCAAACACTCGTTCGGCTACGTCGCGAGGGATTTCGACGGTAAGGTTATACAAGTTTTTATCACGACGTCGGGCGCGTTTTTTAGCCGCCGCCTCGGTGGTGGATTGTCCGCCGCTCGTTGCGTAGTCCGTTTGCGGTACAAGTTCGATTTCGCGCGGGTCGTAAATATCGAGAGGGGCGCACGAAAGCGTTTTACAAATCGTTTCGAGCGTTTTCGGCAACGGTAAACAAACGTCGTTGACAAATTTACTCATAAGCGGATTATCGACGCGCGGGTCGGTCTTTCGGACGTCCGCTAAAACGTCTTTTTGCATTATGCCGCGTTGTAGCATTATTTTTTTATACCTTGACATTGATTGCCTCCTTGTTTGCCGTATTTGCATTTTCAAAGAGTCTTTCGACGTGATAATCGCGCAAAGAATAAAATACGTCGCACTCGCAACACATACCCGCCGCCCGATATTCGGGGCATAGGCATTTGACGTTACATAATTCCCGCTCCGTGATTTCTTCCGCACGGTCGTATATCTCTATAAATTCGTCATTATCGCCGATACCAACGCAATTACGCGGGTTTACGGCGTTAGTATCAACGTAAACGTCGGCGTAAATCTTGCGCGTGTCGCCGCCGTAAAGCCTTATGTTTTCGGGTACGTTTTCGTTTATGTAGTCAAAGGTTATTCCGTGCGCTTTACACCACGCGACCGCCTCGTAAAGCAACTTGCCACTTCTGCAAGTATGCAAAATCAATATATTGCCCGCCGCCGCAAGTTTCTTTATATAATATAATGAATAAGGGAGCGGCTCGCCGATAGAGGGGTATTTGTTCTTACACAACGTGCCGTCAAAGTCTACGGCTATTATTCGAGGGTGTTTGACTTTCATATCAAACCTCCAATTTTGCGCCGTCGGAATAAGTAAAACAAATCGTAATAATGCTTTTTGCGCCGCTTGACAAACTTACTTTGATACGTCCGACGTTTATTACGGCTTTTGCTATTTTGCCGTCAATAATAGACGTACCGACGCTTAACAAAAGGTCGTGCAAGTCGCCCGAAAGGTCAACGCCGCGCGACGCGCTGTATTCCGCAAAATCGTCAAGTCTTTGACGGAGTTTTATAATGTTGTCGGCGCGTTCTTTTTCTTTGCGCAACTTTTCTTGATATTCGCGTGCCTCGAAACAATCGCAACGTATCGTAGCCGCCTCGTCCGCCTCGGCTTGACTTAAATACGGCGCGTCGGGCAATGTTTGTTTGCCGCAAAAACGACAAGTCGGGTAAAACGTGTCGTCTTTTTCTTCAACGTAACCGTTGTACATTTTGTTACTTTCCATTTTTAACCTCCGTTTTGACCGCATTTGCGGCATTTTTTAATATTTGTTTTCTTGTGCAATCGCCCTTGCATTTGCAAGCGGGGAGCGTGCAATTTTGGCAAGCGACGATATATTTACTTTCTTTGTTCGTTTTCGTCATAACCGCCGCCCGTTAATTCTTTGGGTCGTTTGTTTTATTCCATATCGGCGCAAACGACGTACCGTGTTCGGCGTTGTATTTGTTGAGTCTTGCGAGTTCGCTTTCGTTTAGGATTTCCGCCGCGCGACAAGCAAGTTTATAATCGTCAAAAATAAAACGCTCGCAATTACGGGTAAAATATCCGTCTTGCGAATATATTTGCAAAAACTTTTCATCGGGAAGTACGTTTAGGTTGTTTTTTATGTCGTTCGACGTAAAATCGCGAGTAAAATTATTGCCGTCGCCGTTGTATCCGTGTCCGCGTTTACGAAATACCCGAAAATGCAAATCACGATAGTATTGTATCGCCCAATAATCCGTAGATACTTCTTGTTTAATAACGTACACTTTAACCGTTGCAACGGTAAAATGTTGCACGCTGACGACCGTTTCGCGGGAGCGGTAGCCTCCGCAAACGGGGCAATCAAAAGTTATCCCGTTTATCGTTAGTTTTTTCTCGTCATTACAAACGCGGCAAGGCGACGAGAAGTCGTTTCTTTCGCGTGTGTCTATAACGTAAAAAATATCGCCGATAGATATTTTTCGCGGGGCGTCGTAAAATATATTTGTTTCCATATTGCTTTTGCTCCTTTACATAAAATCAAATATTGACATTTGCGACCGTACGGCGTCGAGCCATTTCGTACCCGCCGCGTATTCGACGGGATCAATTTCAAAGCCGATATAGTCGCGTTTAAGGCGATAGGCGGCAACCGCTGTCGAGCAACTACCCGCGAACGGGTCGAGTATCAAATCGCCTTCTTTGGTGTGTTGATTGATAATTCGCGACAAAAGATTTGTCGGTTTTTGGTTTTGGTGTATTTGTTCTTTTCCCGCCACCTTTGGAAAGTGCCATATATCCTCCAACCGCGGCATATCGGGTTGAAACGGGGCGCGTCCTTTGTTTGCATAAATGATAAACTCGTAACGTTTGCCGTATTGTGCGCCCAAATCGCCCGCGGTGTGATTTCCTTTATCCCATACAATAAGGTTTTTGACGGTAAAGTATCTTTCGACTTCTTGTTTGAAAAAATCGACTTTATCACTTCCGCAAAACATATAAAGCGGGGTATTGTCTTTCATTACGTCGTACAATAGCGGTACAAGGTCGATTATGAGTTGCGGGTTGTCGTCGTTTTGTATAGCCTTGCAAAACTTATGATCTTTGTCTTGTCGTCGGTGGGTTTGGTAGTTGATAAGGTAGGGCGGGTCGGTAATCACGCAATCAACGCGCACCCCCCCCCGTAGCATATCGCGGATACCGTCGAGGCAATCCATATTGTAGATACGGTTTCGGTCAATCGTCATTGCAACCTCGCATTACGACAACCATTGACGGAAACGGCGCGCCGCATTTGCTTTCGTTGAAGTGTAAGCGTCCGCGGACGAAACGTATTTCGTGCTTTTTGTATATATAGTCGTGGAAGTACGCCGTATCCGTTCGGGCGGGTATAAGCAAAACAACAAGTTTTGCCCCCCCCCGATAGGGTTTCGGCAAAAGCCTTTGCGACCCACTTTGAAATATCCCGACCGTACGGCGGATTACAAAAGACAACTTCGCCGCGCCAACTTTGCGCGAGTCCGTCAATTTCCTTTGTAAAGTAGCGGGCGCATTTTGCGTTTTGCGGCGTTGCGCACGGATCGAGCGTGAAATCAAATTCTTTGTTGAGTTCGTCGAAAAAGGCTTGCGGGGTTGCCCATTCGTTCGTATTGCTTGAAAACATAGCGTCGTTAATCATTGTCGCGCCTCCGATACTTGTTTGCATACGGGCAAGTTGCAAAGTGTGATATGTAGCCTTTGCCGCTTATTACGGGTTGCAAGCCCGACGAGGTTGTCGGCTTTTCGATTATGGTTGCACGACGTACGCGTCCGTCGTCGGTAACTATTAAAGACGAGCCTTTGTAATTCTCTTGATAGTCTACCGCGGGAACGTCGCAAGGCATTACACGCCCGTTTTGCGTTTTTATCCACGTTATGGACGCGCCGCAACTTTTACATTTTGTAATTTTAATTTCCGCCATTGTCCGCCGCCTCCTTAATCTTTCGTTTGCGTATCGCGGTCGGGGCGGGTGTCGCTTTTGCGTTCCCATAGAAAAGACTTTTTGCCCGCTTTTGCGCGCTTGTAATCAATCGCAAACCACAAGGCAACCGCCACCGTTAAAACAACAATAAGTAAAAACAAAACAACGTTAAGTATCATTTTTCGCCTCCGATTTGAAATAGTTTTTAATTTCTTCGAGTTTTTTCACGGTTAAACGCGGTAAAACTTTTCCGCGCCCGTTGCATTTGTGGCAAATTCCGTCGTCAACCCTTGTATAAGCAACCGCGATTGAATAATTGCCGCAACCACCGCACCGCGGACAAACAACCGCAAAACGGCGTAATACTTTGCGAAACGCTATTGCGTAAAGTTCTTGCGGGTCTTTAAGCGTCATTTTGTCTTTGCTTTCAATATCGGGGAACGCCGACAAAATGAGTTTTCGATCTTGCTCTTGCAAGTTGTTAAACTTAATCGCCCAAAATTCGCGCATTGCGTCGTCGCCGATAAATGTATTTTCGATTTCTTTTTCTTGTGCTTGCGTTTCGGTTATACCGCTATAACCGTAAAATTGTCCGCCGCCGACATAATATCCCTCGTAATAATAGGGCGAGGGGCAATAATTAAAACGCGGGTCTTTTTTATAGATAATAAGTTTTGTTATAATACTTTTCATAGCCGCCGCCCCCTTATAGTAATTTGATTACGTCGCGCACAAGCGCGAGCAATGAGTCCGCCGTAACGTCTTTAACTACCGTGTAGCCGCTTTCGTAAAATAATGTTACGCTTTCGTTGTACTCGCCGTCGGTGCGATATACGACGTCAATAATATCAAGCCCCATTGCGACGATAAGCGGTTTAAGGTACTTTTCAACGAAACGCTCTTTGCGTTGTTTTTCCGTTTCCTCGGTGTGTTCTTCCGCGTTTTCGGGGGTTACCGTTTCCCCGTAAAGAATTATCATTGCGTTTTCGTAACGCGTTAAAGGAAGTCCGAGTTTTTGCTTTGCCTTTATTTTGTTTAATGTTTCCGTGGTTCGGTTGTTCATTTTGTGCCTCCTTTGATTATGCGTTTACTTTGTCGGTGTACTCTTTAATCGCACGGCGCAAGACGTCCGACATTGACAAATCCTCCGCATTTGCGATACACAATAGTTTGTCGCGCATTTCTTCGGTAACAAATACCGTTAAACCGACGCGTTTTTGTACTGCTTTTGCGTTGTTCGTGTTTTCGGTCATTGTGGATACCTCCTTAAAAAATAAAAATAGGCTTGTCGCATTGACAAACCTATAAATTACGGGGTTTTTGCTTTTATCGGGCAATAGGCTTGTCAACTTTTAACAAACCTATTGTAAATCTTCAAAAAATTTCTTTTAGATACTTGTTTTCCTAAAACTGATGTGATATAATAATTCAATTCCAGAAAAGGAGTAAAAAATATGCGGCAAGGTATTCTTAAATAAAACTATAATCAAATAGTGGGAACAAAGGATTATGATAGTCCCTTTTGT